CCCTTATTTAACGTTTCCCAACGCATTTTTAACATTTGCAAACACTTTGTGGCACGCTTTTTGCTATGGGTCGCCCTTACCAAAATTTAACATTTCGCACCCGACTTTGGCACGGTTTTTGTTATGCGTGTGCGCCCATGAAATTGTTTCACGTGGAACACTGCCACACCGATGCACAAAATAAAATGTTTCACGTGGAACACAACACCAAGAGTTAATAAAAGTTAAAACGAAAATAATTTGTGCGCTTATGCTTGTATGTTAGAAAAAAGTTGTATCTTTGTAACGTGTTACTTAAACAAGTTGAAATATGAAAGAGTTAATAAAGCATTTCAAAGAGAAACCGAAAGAAGCAATTAAAGAGGTTGCAATGTGTGTTTCTATTTTCGCCGTTTGTGGGGCGATGTTGTTTCTATCTGCAATTTTGCAGGGGTGTAGCGTTTCAAAGGGTGTAACGATACGGGGCAAAGCAACGATAGTAACAACCGATACAACGGTAGTGAAGCACAACGGGGGGTTGAAATTCAAAAAATCTATGTTTAACAATTAAAAGTTTACTACAATGAACGAAGAAGAAAGAAACGCATTTGACGAGTTTTCGTTTGCCGCTTTGTCGGCGTTGGGTAGCCTTATGGCGTGTAATGAAGTTTGCCGCAACCAACGTGCGGTTATGAAAATAAACCGCTTTCGTGCGTGGCTTATGGACTTGAAGCCGCAAGCAAACCACGAACCAAATTTGCCGTTTGACAGCGAACCGCAAGGACAGACAGCCGAATAACAAGAAGTTTAACAATTAAAAGATTACTACAATGAAAAGTTTTGCAAGTAAATTTAACAAGACCACGTTTGGCATTGACACAACCGACTTTCAGTACATCAAGTTAGCCGATATTTTCAACTCTGAAAATGAGGGCGGCAAAGATGTGATACACAAAATCAATGGGCTTTATGTCCACAAATCACAATTAGGCGACAGCCCCGTAATTATTGATGAGGAAAACAAACGGCTGGTGAACCTACCAAGCCACACCGCCGAAACGGTACGTGAAATTCTTGCCGATGATGAGGCAGTACAAACTATCAAAGACGGCAAAGTCGGGTACACGATTTACGAGTACGAGAGCCACGGCAAGAAGTGTTACTCAATTTCGTTTGTGGACTTGTAAGAGTTTGAAAAGTTATGTTTAACTTTGTAGGGGTTGCAATGTTTGTAACCCCTATTTAATATAACAGCGTTATGGTAAAAATCAAGGTTAATTTTTCGCCGTCTGTATATGGGAAAACCAGCAAGCTACAATTAAAGAGAGAGATTTTGCAAGCCGTTGAAAGCAGCCCCGAAATGCGCAAAGAGATTGCACGTGTTTTCCAAATGGCAAACAGACGTATTCAGAATATAGAGCAAAGCGGACAACTTTCGCCAGCCGTGCAAGCGTTAAACAAGGGTGATATAGAGGGGTACACAAAGTTTTCAATGAAGCACGATTGGAACGCCTTAAAAGTTGAGTACGGCAAGGCGATTTCGTTTTTACGCCAGCCAACCAGTACGGCGCAAGGCGCAAGGCAGTACGGGCAACACCTGCAACGTGTGTACGGTTTAACGCCCGATGAGTACAACCTTATGGCGAGAAACCTGCAAGGCAAGTTAAACAGCGTTTCAGATAACGACTTTGTGGAACGGTATTTGATGCGATACAAGGATTTCACGGGCGAAATGGAGCAAAGCGCACGGGATATAAGCACCCAAATAGAGAGCGAAGCCGAAAGCATTTCACGGGCGATTGACGACGAAATAGAGAGAGCCGCAAATGAAGCGGCAAACAAAATTGACGATGATATAGACCGAATACTACAAGGTTTTAATAAATTCGGGTTATGAAAAAAATACCTTTTGAGTTACAAGAAAGAATAAACAGCCCGACCGAAATAAACGAAGTACTGAAAGCCGCCGTAAACGAAAAGAACATTATCGGAAACAGCAAGGGCGAAAAGTTTTACAACGTGCCGTGCGCCTTTGATATTGAAACAACAAGTTTTTACCGTGATACGGACGGACGGGCGTACACATACAAGCAAGTGCAGCGTATGCAGGACGGGAACGGGCGCAAGGTGAAATTAGAGAAAGCCGCAATAATGTACGTTTGGCAGTTTGGCATAAACGGATATACGATAATGGGGCGCACGTGGGGCGAGTTTGTCACGATGATGCAGACCGTAAGCGAGGTTTTGCAACTGAATGACAAATTACGCCTTATTGTGTATGTGCATAACCTTTCATACGAATTTCAGTTTTTGCGCAAGTGGTTTGAGTGGCAACGGGTTTTCAGTATTGATTTGCGCAAACCGATTTACGCAATAACAACGGGCAACATTGAGTTTAGATGTAGTTATTTGCTTTCGGGTTATTCGCTTGCAAAGTTGGGCGAGCAACTTATGAAATACAAGTGTGCAAAAGCCGTTGGCGATTTGGACTACCAGCAAATAAGGCACAGCGAAACGCCGCTGACTGATGTGGAAATACATTACTGCATAAACGATGTTAAAGTAGTGATGTGCTACATACAGGAACGTATCGAGGAAAGCAAGGGGATAATGCACATACCGATAACAAAAACGGGGTTTGTGCGCAAGTATTGCCGTGCGCATTGTTTGCGTGAAAAAAGCGATGCAGGAAAGACCGTACCAAATTGGGACTACGTTAATTTGATGCAGGAACTACAAATTACGGGTATGAATGAATTTAATATGCTGCAACGTGCGTTTGCAGGCGGTTTTACACACGCAAACGCCGAATATACAGACGAAATAATGTACAACGTGGATAGTTACGACTTTACAAGCAGTTACCCGTATGTAATGATAGCGGAAAAATATCCGATGTCGCAAGGCGTTGCAATCACGGTTAAGAGTATGGCGCAATTTGAGTTTTTAATATCAAAGTATTGTTGCGTGTTTGATATTGAGTTTACCAACATATTTGCCAGCGAAACGCAAGACAACCCGATTTCAGCAAGCAAATGTTTTGTGAAAGAAAACCCGTGCGAGAATAACGGGCGTATCGTGGCGGCTTCAAAAATTGCGCTTACAATTACAGACGTTGATTTTCATATAATCAAAAACTTTTATTCATGGGAAAGTATGCGTGTGGGTGAAATGTATTGTTACAAGAAAGAGTATTTGCCGACCCCGTTTGTAAAATCTATCCTGCATTTGTACGAAAGCAAGACGAAATTAAAAGGCGTTGAGGGCAAAGAAGTTGAATATCTAAACAGCAAGGAAATGTTAAACAGTTGTTACGGTATGAGTGTTACCAACCCTTTGCGTGATGAGTTTACATATAACGGCGAATGGGATATTAACTCAATGACAGCCGAACAAAAACAAGAACTTTTATACAAGTACAACACCAGCAAAAACCGTTTCTTGTTTTACCCGTGGGGCATTTTCGTAACCGCATATGCACGGCGCAACCTTTTCACCGGCATACACGAAGCAAAAGACGATTATATATACAGCGACACGGACAGCATTAAAATAATGAACGGCAAGGCGCACGAAGCATATTTCAAGGCTTATAATATGCAGGTGCAAATGAAATTGCGTGCCGCCTGCAAGTACCACGGTTTGCCGTTTTCCCTTTGCGAGCCGCAAACGATAAAAGGCATAACAAAGACTTTGGGCGTTTGGGATTTCGAGGGTACATATACACGGTTTAAGACTTTGGGCGCAAAACGGTATATGGTGCAAGAACCGAACGCACTAAAAGCAAACGGACGGGCATACGATTTAAGTTTAACCGTTTCGGGCGTAAACAAAAAAGCCGCTATTCCGTACCTTATTGAAAAGTACGGGGCAAACGGGATATTTGATGCGTTTACAAACTATTTGGATATACCGCCGCAAGCAACGGGCAAAAACATACATACGTACATAGACTACGAGATACAAGGCGAGATAACCGACTACAAAGGCAGCACGGCGCACTACAACGAACGCACGGGCGTACATTTAGAGCCGACAGGTTACAGCCTTTGCCTTTCGGTTATGTACATAAATTATTTGCGAGGTATCAAATTTAAGGACTAAAATAATAAGAGTATGACAACAAGAAAGACAAAGGCAGACAAGCCGAAATTTTACGACTTGAAAGCGATTTTAAGCAAGAACGCCGATTATAACGTGATATTCGGCGAGCGTTCCAACGGCAAGACTTATGCAGCCTTAAAATATGGTTTGGAAAACTATATCAAGACAGGCAAGCAAATGGCATATATACGCCGTTGGCGTGAGGATTTGAGGGGTAAACGTGCCGAAAGTCTGTTTATGAACCACACCGCAAACGGGCTTATTGAGGAACTGACAGAGGGCAAATTTAACGAAGTGTTCTATATGTCGAACAAATGGTTTTTGTCTTACTACGATGCAGAGAAAAACAAGCGGACACCCGACCCGACCCCGTTTTGTTACGGCTTTTGCCTTTCAGAGCAGGAACACGAAAAAAGCAGCAGTTACCCGAATGTCACAACGATTGTGTTTGATGAGTTTTTGACACGGCGGTATTATTTGCCCGATGAGTTTATGTTGTTTATGAACTTGTTAAGCACTATAATACGCCAGCGCAACGATGTTAAGGTTTTCATGTTGGGGAACACGGTAAACAAGTTTTGCCCGTACTTTACTGAAATGGGTTTGAAGCAAGTGCCTTTCATGGAGCAGGGAACGATAGATATATACCGCTTTGGCGAACACGGCGCAATCGTGGCGGTTGAGTATTGCAGTAGCATCGTACAACACAAAGCCAGCAACAAGTATTTTTGTTTCGATAACCAAAACTTGCAGATGATAACGGGCGGTAAATGGGAACTTGCAGTATATCCTCATTTGCCGTGCAAGTACAAGCCGCAAGACGTGTTGTTTGTGTACTATATCAAGTTTAACGATGTGGTGTTACAAGGAAACATTATACAAGTCGGTAGCGAATGTTTCACGTACATACACGCCAAAACAACCCCGATAAAAGATGAGGAAAACAGCCTTATTTATTCGCTTGAAATGAACGGCAAACCGAACTACAAACGCAAGTTGTTAAGTACGGCAAGTTATGTTGAACAACAAGTCGCACGGTTTTTCGCAATAGACAAAGTTTTCTACCAAGATAACGAAGTCGGCGAGATAGTACGCAATTATTTAATTACGAGCGCAAAGACAAACATAGTTTCGTTGAAATGAAAATTACGGGCGGTTTGGTGCAAATTTCGTGCCGAACCTCCCGTTTTACGAAATAAATGCCTATCTTTGCAAGTAGTAACTTAATTTATAACGATATGGACGCAAATACTATTATTCAAATCGTTTCAAGTTTGGGTTTTCCGATTGTGATGTGTGGTGCATTGTTTTGGTATATGGTGAAACAAAGGCAGGCGCACCAAGAAGAAACGGAACACCTAAAAGATACGATTGCGGAAAATACGAAAGTATTAGCCGAACTTACAACACTGATTAAAGTTTTGACAGATGAAAAGGAAAGATAACATTTACAAGTTGTACCAAGCGCAAGTAAGGGACAAAGACACCGCCGTAACCGAATTTATGGCAAACACGTTGGCGAAAACTCAAAGTATGTTTGCGTATGAGGGTTTGCCCGACAGCATACCGCAAAAAGAATTGGAACGGCTTTTGCAGACCACGGGCAACGCCTTTGTTACCAGCGTGGACGGGGTTTTGTATGCGCTTTCGGGCGGCAAAGGCGGCGAACCCGATGTTTACGGACGGGCAACGCTTTACACCGTGGCGAACCCTGCATTAAAGTTAAACAAGACCTACGATATACAGAAAGACGGGGTTTTGATTGAAAATGACAGCAACGGCGAAAGCCTTTTGCCGCTTATTGGGCGTTATGCCGTCTTACATACTGACGGGCTTATTTCGTTGAACACGGCGAGCATTTTAACCCGTATTACAATGCTGATAAGTGCCAGCGATGACAAGACGAAACAGAGTGCAGAAGAGTTTTTGCGCAATATAGAAAACGGCGAGTTTTCAATTATCGGCGAAAACGCTTTTTTCAAAGGCGTAAATATGCAGACCGCACCGACAACAAACAGCGTGTATATTACGCAACTTATTGAACTGATACAATACTACAAAGCGAGTATGTACAACGAATTGGGGCTAAACGCAAATTATAATATGAAGCGTGAACGGCTCAATTTGGGCGAGGTATCAATGAATGTTGACGTACTTTTGCCGTATGTGGATAATATGCTAAAAGAAAGACAAAATGCAGTTGAGAAAATTAACGAAATGTTCGACACCGAAATTTCGGTTAAACTTGCTTCAAGTTGGGGTTTGGAAAGGGATAATTACAACGCTTTGGCGGCTGATTTGGAAACGGCAAAGGAAAACCCCGACCCGACAGACGAACCCGACCCGACAGAGGAAACAACCGAAACAGACGGAAACGGAACGGAAACAGACGGAAACGACACGGAAACAGAGGAAACAGAAGAAACAAAAGAAACGGAAACGGAAACGGACGGTAACGATACCGAAACAGAGGAAACAGAAGAAACAGAAGAAAACGAAGAAAACAACGATAAACAATGAAATACAGCGAACTATTTACAAAGGGTAACGGGATATTCGCAACGGTTTTCAAGACCGAATATCCGACAGAGTACGCCGCAATTTTCGGCGATACCGACCCGACCAAGTTAGACGCTTACGCCTTACTGATGTACGGTGGCAAGACCGTTGTAAGCAGCATAACCAGCGACAACGCAAGCGATGTTGTTTCGGCGGTGATTGCGGTAAACGTGCAAGGTTGGGAACGTGAAGCGGCGGCGATGTTAGCCGACTACGATGTACTGACACCCGTCACGGGGCAAATTGAACGGACGGAAACCGTAACTTTGCAGGAAAGCACCGACAACACCGAAACGGGCGCAAACAAGGCGTTCAACGATACCGATTTTTCCGACAGCGACCGCAAGACCGCAAACGATGAGAGAAACCGCACAGAGAAACGCCAAACAACCGAAACAAGCAAAGGAACGGGCGCAAGCAAATCAATTTCAAGTGAAATTGCAAAAGAATTGCAGTTAAGGCGTGATAATTGGAGAAAAAACATTATCTTTGCACTTGTAAGAGAATTAACAACGAGTATTTACGAACAACTAATTTAATTTTTAGCAATATGGAAGTAAAACAGATTTACACGCTTATTAACAGCGTATCGGGCGAAGTGTTGGGCAGGACTGACATTGTAACCGAGGATTTGACGGGCATTGTGGATTTAGGCACGGAAGTGTTTAACCAAAATGCAGTTGACAATTACGTTAAATCACTTGTAAACCATATCGGCAAGGTGATTTTCGTAAACCGACCTTATGCGGGTAAAGTGCCGAGCGTTTTAATGGATGCGTGGGAGTTTGGCAGCGTGTTGGAGAAAGTAAGTGCCGATGTTCCCGAAGCCGAGGAAAACGACACGTGGGACTTGACGGACGGGCAGACCTATTCGCAAGACGTGTTCCACAAACCGACCGTTTCGGCAAAGTTTTTCAACTCAAAGGTTACGTTTGAAGTGCCCGTATCAATCACCGAAAGGCAGGTTAAGGAAAGTTTCAGCAACGCCGCACAACTTAACGGCTTTATTTCGATGATTTATGCAGCCGTTGAAAAGTCAATGACTATCAAAGCCGATGCACTGATTATGCGCACTATTAACAACATGATTGCGGAAACGGTTTTGGCTGATGCGGTTGCGTTTGGCGGTAGTGCAGGAAATTTAACCAGTGCCAACCTTTCCAGCGCAAGCACTGCACGTTGTGTGAACCTTTTGAAGTTATACAACGATAAGTATTTCCCCGAAACACCTGACGCACTGACAGCGGCAAAGGCGATAACCGACCCCGATTTCATCCGCTTTGCTTCTTACGTTATGGGAACTTACGCTGACCGTCTGCAAAGCATTTCGACCGTGTTCAACGTCGGCGGCAAGGAAAGATTTACGCCGAAAGATATGTTGCACGTTGTGCTTTTGTCCGACTTTGCAAAGGCAGCGCAAACCTATCTTTATTCCGACACGTTTAACCGTGGCGATGTGCTTTTGCCGCAAGCCGAAACCGTACCTTTTTGGCAGGGCAGCGGAAAGAACTACGATTTCGCCAGCACGGGGCACATTAATGTTAAGGAAAGCGGCGGCCAAGCCGTTGAAATTTCGGGCGTGTTGGGCGTAATGTTCGACCGTGATGCGTTGGGCGTTTGCAATCTTGACAGACGGGTAACAACCAACTACAACGCAAAAGCCGAGTTTTTCAACAACTATTACAAGTTTGATGCAGGGTATTTCAACGATACAAACGAGAACTTTGTAGTATTCTTTATCAAGTAACTTGATAGGTATTAGATTGTTTAACTTTGGGCGGTGTGGGTGCATGTGAAAGCGCACCGCACCGCCTTTTTTCTTTGCAGATATGACAACGATAAACTTTTATTCATACAACGGACACCCGAACACTGTAAACAAGCAGTTGGGCGAATTTACGGCGATTGAGGGCGATTTGCGGCAAACTTTCGATGTGTTGCGCCCGACCGTAACACTACGAAAGCAGCCCCGACCGACTTTCAATTATTGTTACATACCCGATTTGGGGCGTTATTATTTCGTGGATAGGGTAAGTTTTGAGGGAAACAACGCCTACGAACTTACGTTGCGTGTTGATGTGCTTAAAACCTACGAAAGCGAGATTTTGGCGGCAACTGGGCGTGTATCTGAAAGCGACAACCCCGACCCGTATATTTCAAACCGTGAAACGATTTACAAGCGTACCCCGAATTTCGAGAAAGTGCCGTTTGCAAATACGGGCTTACTGAATGAAACGGGCGGCATTATTATGGTAACATTAAAAGGCAACGACAATGACACTGAATGATACAAAAACCGATTTTACAAGCGTTAGCGCATACCTTACGGGTTTTAACAAAGAGTATGCGCTAAAATACGGCGTTGACGATAACGGGGACACGATATTTTTTCTATATATAAGCCCCGATTATGAATTAACGCCATATTCAAAAGCCACCGCACAATATCCGCACGGTTATATGTGGTCACAAATACCCAACACGATTGGGTTTGAACGTATGGCGCAATACGATGGACTGATAGCCGAAAGTCCATATACAAAGGCATACGGGGTTAATGTGGGTACAAATGTTCCCCGTAAAAACGATACCATTACTTTTAACGCCACCCGTAAAGAAGTAACACCAGAGCCGACCGACCCGACCGTAACGAACAACATAGCAGACAGCACCGAACAACACACCTACCAAGACGGCACACTATCCATAACCGTAACGGCAAGCGAGGGTTACACGTTCCAAAATGCGAAAGCAAGCTACCATACAAGTGCAGGAACGGCGACCGAAACACCGTTGACCGTTGAGGGAAACACGGCTACCATACAGATAACCGACTTAGATATTAACACACCCGTTGTTATTAGTGGCGAGGTAGTGGCGATACCCGAACCCGTTACGCCCACGGTAACTAACAACATAGACGGCACAGAGGAAAGCCACGAGTGGGCCGGTGAAACGCTCACCATAACCGTAAAAACCCCGTCTTATATTAATGCAAGACTTGATAAACCGCAAGTGCATTACACCAACACGGGCGGCGAGCTGATAACGCAAGATATGCAGGTAAAAAGCACCTCAACACGAGTGACGGCAACCGCCGTTATTACTGATTTGGGCGGCGATTATTCGGTGACGGTTACGGGTACATATATACGGACTTTGCCGCTTACAAAGTCGCTAACGAATTGCACGAGCAAAGACCCGTTACCCGATTATGTGGACTTTGACAGCCTTATAACGGTTGAACTTGATGCAAACCCAAACACGGAATTTCACACGGACGAAACGACCTATTTAAGCGTTAAGACACGTGTAGGCGGACGGGAAATCAAAACACCGTTTACGATTTCGGGCGACAAGCGAAAGGCTACAATTTCGTACCAGCTTGCAAATAGCGGCGATTATAGTCGGGTTAATATAGTGGGCGAGTGTTTTCCCGTTGAGGTAGTGGGCAAACAATACGGCTCTATTAACGTGTATCTTGTAACGCTTGATAATCTGAAAGAATTTGCCGCAAAGCGTTATTTCACGGGAGGCGGCGAAAATGTGGATTTGGGCGAGTATGTTAACCGTATCAAAAGAATTTACACGGATATAACGCCGTTTAGCACTGATATAATACGATGCGGCAACTTTAATACGGGCGTTTCGTGCCAACAACCAGCGCAAGACAAAATAACGCTTGATTTCGGCACGGCGGTAGTACCAGCGCACAATGAGGATAACACCGACTACGAAAGCGAAATACAAATCTTTTTGCCGTTTGCAGGCTTTGTAAACCTCAATAATGATTATGCAGGTAAAACGATAGCTTTACAGTACGTTATAAACGTGGTAACGGGCAACGGGGTTGCACTTTTGAGTTGTGACGGCGTTGTATTTCAAGTTGAGGAAACCGAACCGAGCAGCGAAATAATATACCTTTCACCAAGTACGCAAGTTAAAACCGTTGGCGGCGATGATTGGAACGAAATGTTATATTACGGGTTAGAACCTTACATTTACTGCAAGTGGTACGAGAGCGCAAGCAACGGGCGAAACACCGACAGACAAACGGGCATTTTAGGCGATTTCAGAGGGTTTAACGTGTTCGATGATGTTACACCCATACACACCGCCGAAATGCTTGCAGATGAGCAGGAAATGATATACACGGCTTTATCTGACGGCGTTTATATTGAGTAACTGCAAGGCAGGATAAAAAGAAAGGCGGCAACTTGATTGTTACCGCCTTTTCTTTTCGCTTGCTGATTGTTATTTGTCCTGCGATGTTTCAACAACCGTTAAACCGATGTACAAGTTTGTCGGGTAACATTCGCAAAAGGTTTTGAAACGCCCGATAAGTTTTTCAGCGGCGATAAAGTCATACGCTTGATTTTTGCAGGCGCACTCTTTTGCGAACTTGTTGCGTGTATCACGGTTAAACACGATTTGATTTTCCAGCATATCGGCAAGCGTTTGCATACTTTTGGCAACGCTTTCAAGGCTTGTGCGAATTTCGGGCACATTTGCCGCCAAAAACTCGATGTGTTTCTTACTTTGCAATACCAAGTTTTGCATTGCGTTTAACACTTTCTGATTTTGATACATTATATCGGTTGTTTTCATTTTGATAAGTATTTAATTATTTAACACGTTGCAAAGATACAACTTTTTTCTAACATACAAGCATAAGCGCACAAATTATTTTCGTTTTAACTTTTATTAACTCTTGGTGTTGTGTTCCACGTGAAACATTTTATTTTGTGCATCGGTGTGGCAGTGTTCCACGTGAAACAATTTCATGGGCGCACACGCATAACAAAAACCGTGCCAAAGTCGGGTGCGAAATGTTAAATTTTGGTAAGGGCGACCCATAGCAAAAAGCGTGCCACAAAGTGTTTGCAAATGTTAAAAATGCGTTGGGAAACGTTAAATAAGGGTCAGTAGCTGTCTCTTATACACATCTCCGAGCCCACGAGACTAAGGCGAATCTCGT